GCTTAAAATAGATGCACCTGAAAACAATAAATTAACATTACGATTAAGTAATGGATCACAAATTAAAGCAACATCGGCAAGTAGTGATGCTGGTAGATCAGAAGCAGTTTCCCTTCTATTAATTGATGAGGCTGCTTTTATTGATAATATTGGTGAGATTTGGGCTTCAGCTCAACAAACACTTGCTACTGGTGGTGGGTGTATAGCATTATCTACTCCGTATGGTACAGGTAACTGGTTTCATCAAACATGGGTTAGAGCAGAAAATGCTGAAAATGATTTTCTACCTATTAAACTTCCTTGGTATGTACACCCAGAACGTGATCAAACTTGGAGAGATAGACAAGATGAATTATTAGGTGATCCTAGAATGGCAGCACAAGAATGTGATTGTGATTTTAGTACCTCTGGTGATACTGTATTCTATGCTGAATACTTAGAATTTTATGAGCAAACTTATATCAAAGATCCCCTCGAAAAACGAGGTGCTGATCAAAATTTATGGATTTGGGAACCAGCAGACTATTCTAGAACCTACCTTGTGGTTGCAGATGTTGCTCGTGGGGATGGTAAGGATTACTCTGCGTTTCATATTATTGATATTGAGACTAATACCCAAATTGCTGAATATAAAGGGCAATTAGGTACAAAAGAATTTGGCCACTTGTTAGTTGGTATTGCTACTGAATATAATGAAGCTTTACTTGTAATTGAAAACGCTTCAATTGGTTGGTCTACTATCCAAACAGTAATAGACAGAGGATATACTAACCTTTATTATTCAGCTAAAAGTGATACTACAAGATCTGATTCGTATTTTGATAAATATATGGATACAAGTAAAATGGTCCCTGGATTTAGTATGACATCAAGAGTTAGACCTTTAATTATAGGTAAAATTCAAGAATATGTTAATGATAAATCCGTTACTATTCAATCAAAACGTTTGCTTGAAGAAATGAAAGTATTTATGTGGAAAAATGGACGTGCTGAAGCTCAACAAGGTTATAACGATGATTTGGTTATGGCATTTGGGATTGGTATGTTTATGCGTGATACATCATTTAAATTTAGCCAACAACACTTAGATATGAGCAAAGCAGCACTGAATGGTATTGCTACTAATAAAGTATCTTGGAAAGGTGGTTATAATGCTAATAATGTTGATAACCCCTATACACAAGAAATAAATGGGAAACAAGAAGACATTAGTTGGCTTCTTTAGACAATATTTATAATAATAAAATATATTATGGCTGATAAAGGCTTATTTACTAGATTGCAAAGATTATTTTCCTCGGATGTTATTATTCGTAATGTAGGAGGTAATCAAATAAAAACAATCGATACAGACCACATCCAAACCTCAGGCGAGTTTGCTACAAATTCTTTAATGGATAGATATAGAGGAGTCTATCAAAACCCAGCATCAACTTCATTATATGGTCAGCAGTTCAATCTGAACTACCAGTATATGAGAACTATGCTTTATTCAGATTACGATGTAATGGATACAGATGCTATTGTAGCATCTGCTCTTGACATTGTAGCGGATGAATGTACACTTAAAAATGATATGGGTGAGGTTTTACAAATTAAATCCTCAGATGAAGATATTCAAAAAATATTATATAATTTATTTTATGATGTACTTAACGTTGAGTTTAACTTATGGGCTTGGACTCGTCAAATGTGTAAGTATGGTGATTTTTTCCTTAAACTAGAAATTTCAGAAAAATTTGGTGTTTATAATGTAATCCCGTATTCAGCATACCATATCGAAAGACAAGAAAATTTTGACCCAGAAAATCCATCTAAAGTAATATTTAATTACAACCCAGATGGTTTTTATGGTGGTTCTTCTTCAGGTTATTACAGTGTTCCCAACCAGCAAAATGCTAGTATGATTTCATTTGATAATTATGAAGTCGCTCATTTCCGTTTACTTTCTGATATGAATTATTTACCTTATGGTAGATCATATATTGAACCAGGCCGTAAATTATATAAGCAATATGCGTTAATGGAAGATGCTATGTTAATTCATAGAATTGTTCGTGCACCTGAAAAACGTATATTTAAAATTAATGTTGGTTCTATCCCACCTAATGAAGTAGAAAACTTCATGCAAAAGACAATCTCAACCTTAAAACGTACTCCGTACATGGATGAGAAAACAGGTGAATACAATCAAAAATATAACATGCAAAACTTACTTGAAGATTTCTACCTACCAGTTAGAGGAAATGATCAAGCAACTCAAATTGAAACTACACCTGGTTTATCATATGATGGTATTCAAGATGTTGAATATTTAAGAGAAAAATTATTTGCTGCCCTTAAGGTGCCAAAAGCATTTATGGGTTACGATGCTGATCTATCAGGTAAAGCAACATTAGCAGCTGAGGATATTCGTTTCGGTCGTACAATTGATCGTATCCAACGTATCCTAATTTCAGAATTATATAAAATTGCATTAGTTCACTTGTATGCTCAAGGGTATAGAGACGAACAAATGACAAATTTTGAGTTAGATTTAACTACTCCTTCTATTATTTACGATCAAGAAAAGATTGCATTGATGAAAGAAAAAGTAGATCTAGCAGCTCAAATGATGGAAAATAAATTAGTTCCAACAGATTGGATCTATGAACACATATTCCATTTTAGTGAAGATCAATATGAAGAATATAGAGACTTAATTGCTCAAGATCAAAAACGTCAATTCCGTCTACAACAAATTGAGACTGAAGGTAATGATCCACTTACAACAGGACGTTCATATGGTACACCACATGATTTAGCTTCATTATATGGAAGTGGTAGAATGGATTCAGACCCGGCAAACGTGCCAGATGGGTATAATGAGAAAAAACCTTTAGGTCGCCCAGAAGAAAAAGTTTCTAACATTAACACCCAGGATAATGTATTTGGTAAAGATCGTTTAGGTAAAAAAGAAATGAAAGCCAACGAACCTCAAGGTTTAAGAGAAAGTGCTGAAAAACAATTTCTTAAAAATCGTTCTTTATTAGAAAATATGGATAAAGAAATAGTATTTAAATCTGATAAGAAAAAAGAATCTTTGTTAGATGAAACAAACATTAAAGAGTAATATCTCCTTATATATTTATAATAAATCCTAGTAGGAATGAACATTAAACATTCAAAGTATAAAAATACTGGTATCCTTTTCGAATTATTGGTTCGTCAAGTAACTGCTGATACACTTAACGGTGTAGAGTCTGCCGCTATTAAATTGATCCAAAAATATTTCGTTAAATCCGAGTTAGGAAAGGAATATAAATTATATGAAGCATTAACTAAAACCACAACCCTTACTGAAAGTAAGGCTAATGTTTTAATTCAAACGTTGTTAGAATCTTCTAAAAGATTAAATCGTAGAGCTCTTAAAAAAGAGAAATATAACTTAATTAATGAAATTAAGACTAGCTACAATTTAGAAGAATTCTTTAAAACTAAACTTCCACATTATAAAGTACATGCTGCTTATTATATGTTATCGGAAGTTCAAAACACCGAAGCTTTAGTAGATACTAATATTATTGTAAATAATAAAATGACTCTTCTAGAGCATCTCTCTACTTCAGATATTAATGGAGAAAAAGTTGAAGCTGAAGTATTAAAAGAATTCCAATCGTACGATAAAGATACTCGTATGCTTACCTATAGAATCTTAATGGAGAAATTTAATGGTAAGTATGATGGTTTACATGCTAGCCAAAAAGAAGTATTAAGACAGTATGTTAATTCAGTTGATTCAACACCTGTATTAAGAGAATTTTACAATACTGAAGTAGATAAAATTAAAACTCAATTAAATGAGTTATCTTCTCAAATTACTGATAAAGCTGTTCAAATAAAGATTGATGAAGTAAATACTTTAATCGAAGAATTAGATAAAACATCTAATGTAACATCTGATAACATTGTAAATATTCTCCAATACTTAGAACTAGTAGAAGAATTAAAAACAGCCCATGCGTAAAGTTGGTGATACTGAAGTAAAAGGTGGTATACAAACTACTGTAACTAACATCAACCCAGAAACGGGTCAGATTACTTGGGATGTCGATTATACAGCAGATTACAAAAAATTATTTAAAGATATTACTGACCTAATGAAAACTGCTAAATCAGTAGCAGATGCAACAGGTGAACCTTTTTTTAAAGATCATTATTTAGATATTAGAAAACGTAGAAATGAATTAAGAACATATTTACGTAATAATAAATCTGAAGAATATGCTCGTATTAAAGGATTAGATGAGGATAGTGCTGCTGGTGGGGGTAATAGTTTTTCTGCTCAAGCCGGTGCTGGTGCCCAATATGCTACCCCAAAGGCTTTTAGTAATAAAAAGAAAGGTAAATATTCTGATGGCGGTGTCATGGTAAGAGATTTTGGATATAAATTAGTACCAAAACCTCATTCTACACCAGGCATAGAAGTTAAATATTTATGGGGGAAAAAATAATATGTATAAGTATAAATTAAATTTAAAAGAACGCGATGAAAGTCGAGCTGCATACCAAGAAAAACGTATTGCTGCTTTTCAAGACATCGAAAAAAGATTAAATAGTTTATACCCTGTAATAGATAAAGCTAAGGATGAAACCATAGCATACTACCAGGATAAACCAGAATCATATAGTGTTGTATATGCTACTGATTTAGTTTTAGATTATTTAAACGACATTGACAAATTATTAAAACAACAATAATGAAAACACTTCAAGAACAATACAATCTTATTAAAGAAGGGAAAGGACACAAAGATGTGTTTATGAAATCTGCTCGTATGCAATTTCCTAATCTCTTTAATAACTTAACTAACTTTCCAACAGCAGTAAAGGTATTGAAACAAAAATCAATTTTATCAGAAGGTATAGGTGGTGTTGTTACCCAAAAAACTGCTAATCCTTTTGCTAACTGGGAAAACTTTTTAGCTGAAGAAACAGCAGCTGGGAAAAAAGATGAAGCTATTAAAGCTGTAGCTAAAGAGCCTAATAAAGAAG